GCCGGCTGATCCAGTCGGAGTGGTTCCAGGGCCTGTGGCCGATGGCCTTCACCAGCGACCAGAACGAGAAAACTTACTTCGAGAACGAGAAGGCCGGCTGGCGGCAGTCGTGCGCGGTCAAGTCCATGACCGGCCGGCGCGGCGACCGCGTGGCCTGGGACGACCCGCACAGCGTGGAAGACGCGCACAGCAAGGCGGCGCTGGCCGAGGCCGAGCGGGTGTTCGCCGAGACCTTGCCGACCCGCCTAAACAACCCCGACCGCAGCGCCATCGTCATCACGATGCAGCGGCTGCACGAGTCCGACATCAGCGGCCTGATCCTGTCGCGCGACCTGGGCTACGACCATCTGTGCCTGCCGATGGAGTGGGACGAGCCGCGCAAGGCCACGAGCATCGGCTTCGTCGACCCGCGCGCGGAGGTCGGCGAGCTGCTGTTCCCGGAGCGCTTCCCGCGCGCTGTCGTCGACCGCGACAAGAAGGTCATGGGCGCCTACGCCGTGGCTGGGCAGCTGCAGCAGCGGCCGTCGCCACCGGGCGGCGAGGAGTTCCAGCCCGACATGATCGGCACCATCGACGCCATCCCGGCCGGGCGCATCAACTGGTGCCGCGGGTGGGACTTGGGCGCGACCGAGGGCGCCGGCAGCTACACGGCGGGCGTCAAGGTGGGCTGGCATGCCGACGGCCGCGTCATCATCGCCGACGCGCGACGCGAGCAGTTCGCCGTGCACAAGCGCGACGCCTACATCCGCGCGACGGCCCAGGAGGACGGCCGCACGCTCAAGCAGAGCCTGCCTCAAGACCCGGGGCAGGCGGGCAAGACGCAGGTCGCGGGCTTCGCGGCGCTGCTGGCCGGGCACGAGTGCCACTTCAGCACGGAGAGCGGCGACAAGGTCGTGCGCGCCCGGCCGCTGGCGAGCCAGGTCAACGCCGGCAACGTGGTGATGCTGCGCGGCAAGTGGAACCGGGACTTTACCGACGAGCTGCGCACGTTCCCGAACGGCACGTACAGCGACCAGGTCGACGCGGCCTCCCGGGCGTTCGCCGGGCTGCTCGAGCCGGTTCCCGAGTCGCGGGTCTTCTAGGCCCCCGTTCCTAGCATCGGCCCCCTATGCCCGAGCTCACCATCAACGCCGACGACCTGCGCGCGCTCGTGCGGTCGCGCGAATCGCTGCTGTACGGCTCGCTCGACGAGAAACGCCCGCGGGCCTGGAGTCAGTTCGGGTATCCCGAGACGCTGACGCCCGACCGCCTGCTGTGCGCCTACCTGCGCGGCGGCCCGGCCTTCCGCGCCGTGCACCACGTGCTCGACCGCTGCTGGCAGGAATGGCCGCGGGTGAAGCTGAAGGCCAGCGACGACGAATCGACCTGGGAGACCCGGCTGCAGGGCATCCTGGAGAAGGTCGCCGCCTGGCCGAAGCTGCAGGACTGGGACCGCCGCAACATGGTCGGCCGCTTCTCCGGCCTGATCCTGCGCGTGGCCGACGGGAAGCAGCTGCGCGAGCCGCTGATGCGCGCGTCGCGGCTGGTCGACCTGGTGCCGGTGTACGAGCACCAGCTCAAGGTGACGGCGTGGGACAGCGACAGCGCGAGCGAGACCTTCGGCCAGCCGACCATGTGGCAGTACCGCATGCGCACCAGCGACCGCCAGGACACCCAGGGCAAGCCCGAGCAGTGGGTCGACGTGCACCCGAGCCGCATCCTGATCCTGGCCGAGGGCGCCGTCGGGGATGACTTCTTCGACGGCATCCCGCTGCTGCAACCCGGGTTCAATGCCTTGGTCGACCTGGAGAAGGTCAGCGGCGGAGCGGCCGAGAGCTACCTGAAGAACAGCGCCCGCACGCTGCGGTTCGTCTTCGACAAGGATGCCGACCCGACGAAGCTGGTGCAGCCGAGCACGCCCGGCGCGGCCGTGACGTCCGACGACGTGCGCGCCACGATCAACGACCGCGTCGACCGGCTGAACAGCAACGTCGACAGCGCCATCGTCGGCCAGGGCGTGACGGTGGACACGCTGCAGACCACGATGCACGACCCGCGCGGCGCCTGGGAGATCGCGGCGAACACCTTCGCGGCGGCCGTCGGGATCCCCTTCACGATCCTGTTCGGCCAGCAGACCGGCCGGCTGGCCAGCGATGAGGACAAGGCCGCCGACAACGCGCGGTGCAAGTCGCGCCAGCGCAACCTGCTCACCGGCGCCGTGACCGCGGTGATCCGCCGGCTGCAGGCCTGCGGCATCGTCGAGGCCAGCGACTTCGAGGTCGAATGGGCGCCGCTCGACGCGATGGGCGACGACGCGAAGGCCGACCAGGGCGGCAAGATGGCCGCGATCAACAAGGACATGGTCGCCGCCGGCCGCAACGCCCCGTTCAGCGAGAACGAGATCCGCAAGGTGCTGGGGTACGAGGAGGAGGCCGAGCTCGACGACATGCCGACCGAAGGCGACCCGGACGACGACGATCTCGACCCGCTGCCGGCGCGCGACGAGCCCCCGCAGCAGCGCCCCGCGGCCCAGCCCGCAGCCAACGAAAGCGGCGGCCTGCTGCAGCGCATGGCCCGAGCCGTCCGCGGCGTCACCACGAACGCCGACGAGCCGCGCACCGTCTCGCCGAACCCCGAGGCCGACCAGACCATGCGACTCGCCCGCCAGTACCTCGCCGAGGGCCGCACCGTCGAGCTGTCGCTGCGCGTGGAAGCCGCGCCGGCCGCGCCGACCATCCAGGTGGCCGCGCCGAACGTGACGGTCGAGGCGCCGCGCATCACCGTCGAGGCGCCGAACGTGGCCGTCACGAACAACGTGCAGCCGACCGACGTCACTGTACAGGTCGCCGCGCCTGTCGTCACCGTCGAGGCCCAGCTGCCCGACGTGAACGTCACGCTCGACATGCCGCCGCGCACCAGCACGACCATCGTCGAATACAACGACGCCGGCGACGTGAGCCGCACGCACACGGTCGAAGGCGCGAAGAAGTAGGCATGGCAACCGGCACCGGCACCGCCGAGATCGACTTCGGGGCATTCCCAGGCAGCAACGAGGCCAGCGTCACGGTCGCCGCTGCCGGCGTGACCGCCGTGACGCACGTCGAGGCCTGGGTCATGGGCAGCGACTCCACGACCGACCACACGGCGGCCGACCACAGGTACTTCCCGCTGTTCGCCGCGCTGACCACGGCGCCCGGCGTCGACACCTTCACCATCCACGCTCGAAGCACCCACAAGCTGCAGGGCAAGTGGCTGACCCACTTCGTCTGGGCTAACTGAGAGAACACACCATGGCACTCGACAGCAACATCGTCGGCGCGGTCTCCGGCATCGGGGCGGACGTTGACGCCGACCGCCAACTGCAGGTCACGACCAACAAGGACGCCAGCAAGGCAGGCGCGTCGATCCTGTTCCACGAGAACGACGGCGGCTCGATCAGCGGCGCCCGCTACCTGCGCTCGCCCGAGGTCGACGAGGACTACCGCACGCGGGTGTCGTCCGACTTCCTGCTCGACCAGGACAACTTCTACGCCGCCGCGCAGAACACCGGCAAGCACCGGGTCGGCAACACCACGCTGACGGCCACCTTCGGCACTGGCGGCCTGACGCTGAACGGCGCGGGCGTCACCACGACCGGCACGGGCGTCGAGCTGCGCACCTATGCGTTCTTCCCGGTGTTCGGGGCGACCCACACCTACTTCGAGACGATGATCGCCTTCACGGCCCAGCCGACGGCGAACGTCATCGTCGAGTGGGGCGCCGGCCTGACGAACAACACGGGCACGGCCGCGCCGACCGACGGCGGCTTCTTCCGCCTCACCTCGGCCGGGCTGCAGTGCGTCGCGGTCTTCAACGGCTCGGAGGCAGCGGTCCCCGTGCCGGCGGCGTTCACCTACGCGAACAACCAGGCCATTAAGACGGTCGTCAGCATCACGAATCGGGAGGTCGAGTTCTGGATCGACGACGCCCGCGCGGCGGCCATCCCGGTGCCAATCTCCGGCGGCACGTCGTTCGCCTCGGGCGCGCTGCCGTTCTTCGTGCAGCAGCGGCACCCGGGCACGGCCGGCTCGGTCCTTCAGGCGCGCGTCTTCTCCTACAACGTGGCGATGGGCGGCCTGGCGCAGACCATCGACTTCGACGACGTGGGCAATGCCGCGTTCGGCAGCTATCAGGGCCTGACCGGCGGCACGATGGGATCGCTGGCGAACTTCGCCAACAGCGCGAACCCGACCCCAGCAGTGCCGACGAACACCACCGCGGCGCTCGGCACCGGCCTGGGCGGGCAGTTCTGGGAAACCGACACGCTAGCCGTCACGACCGACGGCGTAATCTGCAGCTACCAAGTCCCCGCGCACACCATCTCGGCGCCCGGCCGGCGGCTCGTCATCAAGGCCCTCAAGATCGACAGCTTCGTGCAGACCGCGCTGACCGGCGGCGGCTACAACGCCGTCTGGTCGCTGGCGTTCGGGCACACGAACGTGTCGCTGGCAACCACCGAGGCGGCTGCGACGAAGGCTCCGCGGCGCATTCCGCTGGGCAACCAGCCTGTTGCGGCTGCCGCGGCGGCGCTGGCCGACCTGAAGGTCATCACCATGACCTTCACCCGGCCCGTCGTGGTCAACCCCGGCGAGTTCGTGGCCCTCGTGAAGAAGAAGGTCGGCACGGCCCCGAGCGCGGGCGTCATCGCGCACTCGATCACCTTCGACTACGGCTGGGTCTAAATGTCGCTGCTGCTGGCGCTCGCTGGGGCCGCCCCGGCACCCGAGCCGCCTGCAGTAGAGGGCGGCGGCGGCTGGTCATCGGGGCTGCGCCTCCGCCCGTCCTGGCGCGACGAGGAAGAACGCCGCCGCCGCGAGGAGCGCGAGGCCGCTGAAGCCGCAGCCGAGGCGGCCGCAGCCCTGGCGCGCGCCATGGACCGCCGCCGCCGGCAGGTTCAGCAGCTGGTGCTCTGCGGCGCGCTGGGCGGGCTGTGAACCGCATCCGCCCCCGCTCGCCCATCATCCCGGGCGACACGACCGACCGCACCGGCAGCGGGCCCGTGCAGCGCCGGGCGATCAAGGCCATCCGCCAGCGCTGGGCTGGGCTCACGGCCGAGGTGCTGGCCATCTTCGCGCGCATCCGGGTGATCGGCGAGGTGGCGCAGAACGACCAGAGCAGCGCGCCGCGCACGATCTACGCCCTGACGCCCGAGGAGCTGGCCGCCGTAACGCAAGCGTTACGCGAAGCCTTCGACCGCTGGATCGAGGCCGTGGCCGGCGGCAGCTACCGGACGCATTGGTACGCGCAGATCGACGCCGAGGCCGCCCAGCTCGGGCTGGCGCAGACCGTGGCGAACCTCACCGCGCTGTCGGCCACCTACTCGGCCTCGCGCAACATCGGCGCGGCACTGATGAGCCAGGGCTTCCAGAACCGGGTGGCGATGGCGCAGATCAAGAGCTACGAGCACTGGACCGGGCTGTCGGCGGGCGAGAAGTCGGCGCTGTCGCAGATCATCGGCCGGGGCATCGTGGACGGGAAGAACCCGCGCGTGGTGGCGAAGGAGATCGAGGCGCGCATGGGGGTGTCGCAGGCTCGAGCGGAGGGCTACGCGCAGACCGACATCACCGACACCCTGCGCATGGCCCACCTGGACGAGCGCGACTGGGCCGTCGAGAACCTGGGCATGGACATCGGCCTGCTGTGGAAGTCGGCGCTGATCCCGACGACTAGGCCGTGGCATGCGAGCCGCAACGGGCAGGTCTACACGAGCGCGGAAGTGCGGCAGTTCTACGCCGGGCCGGACCGCTACCGCTGCCACTGCTCCGTCACCGAGGTACTGCTCGACGACGACGGGAAGGCCCTGCTGACCGATCGCGCGCGCCAGACCAGCGTGGACGAGATCAAGGCGTGGGAGAAGAAGCGCGGCGCCGCGAAGCAGCCCGCGCGCTGATCCGTAGCATCGCCCATGCCGGCTAGGGGTGGCCGGTTCATCGTTGTTGTCTCCTGCCCTCGCGGGCACCTCGGCCCCGGCGTCGCAAGGCTCCGGGGCCTCTTTCTTCCTGTTCGTAGCATGGCGCTTGCCAACGGGTGGAGCCGTGGCGGACAATCGCACCGAGCCCTCAAGCTCATGCAGTCTTACCCGGCAACGGGACGCGGCTCCACACGCGGAAACTGCATGGCCTTGAGGGCTTCTTCGTTTCCGGCCGCCTGCGGGCGCGCGAGCGTGGCGAAAGCGAGCACGGCCCTGCATCGGGCCACACCGCGCAAAGACCGGCCGGTCGGTTCACCCTGACCGCGAGCCGTGCGGCCTGTCTGCGAGGGACCGCGCAAGACGACGGGTTACGGGGTGACTTCAGCCTGCCCGCCGCCGATGAATCGCAGCCTCCTGGGTGCGCTGGGCCTGCATGCTTCCATGACTGCATGCAGCGCCGGGCGAGGCGTGACTCCTGTCACCCTTGGCAGTGCTATGGGCGGCCGTTCCTAGCATCGCGCCGCATGAAGCACACCCGTGTCCATGTCCTGTCGGCCGTCAACGCCGGCGCGGTCTCGAAGTCCGGCGGCCGGTACACGGTCGCCAACGTCTGCGGCGCCGTCGACGGCATCGTGATGAATGGGATGGCCTACATGGCCGACCAGCTCGCGGCGGCCGCCCCGTCCCTCGAAGGCAAGCCCGCCCCCGCCGGCCACCCAAAGGACGACGCCGGCCGCTACATCAGCGCACTGAGCGGCAACGCCCTGCTGACGAGCTACGCGGGCGCCGTGTGCACGAACGTCAGGCACGAGGGCGGCCGCACGCTGTACGACGTCGTCGTCAACGAGGCCCAGGCCAAGGCGCACCCGGACGGCGCGCGCCTGGTCGAGCGGCTCGACGCCGCGATGAACGGCACCAACGCCGAGCCGATCCACGTGAGCACCGGCCTGTTCTGCAAGGCCATCACCGCGAACGGCGAGAGCCTGGGGAAGAAGTACCAGCGCATCGCCACCGAGATCACCTACGACCACTCGGCCTTCCTGCTGAACGAGAGCGGCGCCGGCACGCCCGAGCAGGGCGTCGGCATGTTCCTGAACGCAGCCGGCGAGGCTGAGCAGGTCGAGGCGGTCGCGGTCAATGAAGCGCTCGACCGCCGCGACGAGGGCATGCGCGGCTGGCTGCGCAAGCTGCTGGGCAACAGCGAACTGAGCCTCGACCAGATCCGCGACGGCCTCTACAAGTCGCTGCCCGAAGGCGCCTGGGTGCGCGAGGTCTTCGCCCGCTACGCCGTCTGGTCCGACCGGGAGGGCCGCATGTACCGCCAGGACTACAGCGTCGCCTCTGACGGCTCGTCCGTAGCATTTTCTGGGACTGCTCAAGAGGTGCGCGAGAAGCGCGAATACGAGCCCGTCAACAACCTGCAGAGGGATCCAATGAAGGACATGATCGTCAACGCCCTGCGAGCCGCGGGCATCTCGACCGAAGGGCTGACCGATCAGGCGCTCGTCGACGCTTACAACGCGCACGTGCGGGCCGCGGCCGTCGCCCCGGTGCAGGCCAAGCTCGACGCCGCGAACGCGCAGCTGCAGACCCTGCAGGCCAACGCGCAGCAGGCCGAAGCAGCCGAGCTGGCGACGCTGGCCACCGAGCTGGCGGCCAACAGCAAGGGCCTGACCGCCGACGACTTCAAGGCCATGGGCCTGAAGCGCTGCAAGGAGCTGAAGGCCAACGGCACGACCGCTGCGCCGGTGCTGCCGGGCAGTGCAGCCGCGACGACCACGG